TGTGAAAATAACAGCCACGGGATTCAATTACAATCACCTCCACATAGCGCTGGACAGAGCTACACAATTAAGTTTCCTACATCAAATATAACAGCAGGTACGTTTTTAAAGGTAGATAGCATTACAGGATCAGGGGCTACAGCAGTTGGTCAATTATCCTTTGATTCTTCACCAGCAACAACAGGAAAAGCTATTGCAATGGCGATCGTTTTCGGATAAAAGGAGTAAATTATGGCAAACCCAAATATAGTATCAGTATCAAGTATTAAAGGTGAATCGGTTGGATTCAACTTATCTGCTACTACAACTACAACTTTAATTACAGTCGCTTCTGATAAAGTTGTAAAAGTAAACAGAATTACATGTGCAAACGTTGATGGCACAAATGCAGCTGACTTATCTTTATCAGTTGTAAAAGCAAACTTTACTCCAGATGGTATATCAAACTTTGATACGTCTGGAACTTTTTTTATTGCAAAAACAGTATCAGTGCCAGCTGACGCAACGTTAGTTGTGCTGGATACTCCAATCTATCTAATGGAAGGTGATGTTCTAAAAGGTGGAGCAAGCGCTGCTTCTGATTTAGATTTAATCATATCGTATGAATCGATAGACGACGCGTAGGAGGTTTTATAAGCTATGGCTAATGGCGGAATCATAGGACCACCCAACACGGTATCGGCAATCTTTAAAGATAAAGTTACAACAATAACATCAAATGGTTGTTTTAATAAAGCAACTGCAAATCCTGCAGCTCCAGGTAATGCAACAGTTATAGCTATTGCAGGAGGTGGAGCATCAGGAGGTGATGCTGGTGGAGCAGGTGGTGCTGGCGGTATGCTTATTACAGAATGTCATCCTTTACCAGCTTCTGCAGTTCCAGTTACAATTGGTGCTGGTGGATCTGGTGGAGCACACCCACCAGGGTCAGGAACTACAAATGGATCAAATACAGTATTTGGATCAGCAACACCTTTAACAGCTACAGGTGGTGGTCGTGGTGGTCAAGCAACTTCAAGATGTGGACAACCAGGTGGATCTGGTGGTGGAGGAATGGAATATAATCCAGTTACTCCAACTGGAGGAGCATGTGGTTTTGGTAATGGAACTCCTGGACAAGGAAATCCAGGTGGTGGTTTAGCTGCACCAGGTAATGGAGCCGCAGGAGGTGGTGGTGGTAAAAGCGGTGCAGGATCGCCAGGAGTAGCTCCATCTGCACCTACATGTGGAGTTCAAGGAGGAGCTGGTTTAGATATAACTCCTTACTTATCAAATGCAGCACCTTACACTATTCCTAACTGTGGAGTTTATGCAGGTGGCGGTGGTGGAAGACCAGGTGGTGATGCTAATACAGGTGGCGGTGGATTATGTGGATCAACTTCACCAAATCCAAATCCAGGTGTAAATGGAACCGCAAACACAGGTGGTGGAGCAGGAGCTGGTCCAGGAAATAATCCTGGAGGTAGTGGTGGTTCAGGATTAGTATTAGTTGTCGAAGAGTGTCAAACAGATTCAGGTGATAAAAAAGCACCTGGTATTTGGCAAATGAACACAGTTTATGAATTTGTAAAAGACGATAATTGGGTACAAAGAAAAGTATCAGTTGATTATTTAGTAGTCGCTGGTGGTGGAGGCGGATCAGGAGCAGGTGGAGGTGCAGGAGGTTATCGTGCATCAGGATATGGGCCAAGTCCATTACAAGGAACAGCATTGACTTTAGGTTTAGGTGAATATGCAATAACAGTTGGAGCTGGAGGAGCGGGAGCTGTTAATCCTTCGCCAGGAACAGGTGGAATTAATGGAAGTGGTACAAAAGGTACTTCAGGAAATGATTCAATATTTTCAACAATTACATCATCTGGAGGTGGTGGAGGTGGTAACAATGCTGCCCCTGCAACACCAGGAGTTGCTGGAGGTTCTGGAGGTGGAGCAGTTTTAACAGGAACTGCTGGAGCAGGAAACACACCTCCTGTAAGTCCTTCTCAAGGTAATCCTGGAGGAACAGCACAAGCACCAGGTCTTTCAACACCAAGTGGTGGTGGAGGTGGAGCAACTGCTGTTGGAGGTAATGGAGCTTCTCCTAATTCTGGAACAGCTGGAGCTGGAGGTGCAGGAGCACCTAATACAATTTTAGGACCAGATACTACTTACGCTGGAGGTGGCGGTGGAGGTATGAACGCTTGTGGTTCGGGTGGATCTGGTGGAGCTGGTGGTGGTGGAGCTGGAGGTGGTGCACCATTAGGATGTATTCCAAATTCTACACAAGGTGGAGCAAATGCTTCTGATAACACTGGTGGTGGTGGAGGTGGAACAAAAGTAAATGCTGGTGGAAAAGCTGGTACAGGTGGTTCAGGTATTGTTGTTGTAAGAGTACCTTCTGATTTTACTTTATCAGGTACACCAAGTCCTGCATTTACAGGATCAACTCATCCAGGAGGAGATAAGATAGGTAAATTTACGGCATCTGGAACATTGACAATAGGTGGAACATAAAATATAAATATAAATTTTAAGGGGTAAAAATATGGCACATTTTGCAGAATTAGAATCAAAAGTAGATCCAACAGGTTTTACTTCTGATACACATTTAGTAGTAAAAAGAGTTGTTGTGGTTGCAAATGACGAAGTACCGTCTGATATGCATGTTGATGGAGAAACATGGTGTATTAATTTTTTTGGTGGTGGCACTTGGAAACAAACTTCTTACAATAATAATTTTAGAAAACAATATGCAGGTATTGGATACGTTTACGATTCAACTAAAGATAAATTTTTATCTGCACAACCTTTTGCATCTTGGTCACTAGATGCAAATGATGATTGGACAGCACCGATTACATATCCATCAGTAGTTGATGATGGTGCAGATCCTGTTGTTTGGAGATATTTCATTTCTTGGAACGAAAATAAATATAACGCTGACAACACCAAGGGTTGGGAAGCAGTTAAATCTAACGACGAAGCGGAAACACCAACGGTTTACGATTGGAACGGCACAGCTTGGGTGTCCGCATAGGAGGACACTTAAATGCCTAGAGGCGGCGGCACAGCAAACGGTGGAATAATCGGAAAAGCGAATAATACTTCTTTCGGAAAAAATACAATTACATCAACTACATCTACAGGAAATTTTACAACACAACCAGGCACAACCTTACTAAATGTTGCAGTTGTTGGTAGCGGAGCAGGCGGTGGAGCTGGAGGTACACGAGGAGGAGGTGGCGGTGGAGCTGGTGCTTTTCAAACTTCTACTTGTATTTCTGTATGTGGAAACACAGCTTATCCAGTAACTATTGGCGGAGGTGGTGCTGGAGCAAATAGTGATGGTAAAGGTACTGATGGAAATAGTACAACAGGATTTTGTTTAACAAGTCCAGGCGGTGGAGCTGGAGGTGGTCAAGGTTCACTCTCTGCTAATCCAGGAGCTTCTGGTGGTGGAGGAGGATCAGGACCAGGAGGAGCAGGATGTGGTGGTACTGGTGGACCTCTTGGAAATAATGGTGGAAATGGACACCCTTCTTTTAATGGAGGTGGTGGTGGAGGAGCAGGAGCAGTTGGTGCAAATGCAACCTCAAGTGCTGGTGGTAATGGTGGAGCAGGATCATCTTTTGAATGCACAACATATGCTGGTGGTGGCGGCGGTGCTGAAGGAACAGGAGCAGATGGAGGTTGTGGTGGATCAGGTGGTGGTGGACCAGGATCAAAATCAACTGGCCCAAGTCCTTCTGTACCTAAAGGAGTATCAGGAGATGCAGGAACAGGTGGAGGTGGTGGCGGAGCTAATGCTACACCAGGAACACCAGGTCAAGCAGGTGGTTCAGGTGGAAGCGGAGTTGTTGTTACAAAAGAATTAAATAAAGCAAGTGGTGTGTGGTCAATGCAAAGTCAATTTCAATCAAAAAAATGTGGAACATGGCCAAGAAATTTAATAATAGCGGAGTATTTAGTAATTGCTGGAGCTGGAGGTGGATCTAAAAACACTGGTGGTGGAGGTGGTGCAGGTGGTTATAGAAATTCATTTAATTGTGAAACTTCTGGTGCGTGTTCATCTTCAGAAACACCTTTAGGAGAATTAAGTCCAGGACCATATACAATTACAGTTGGTGCTGGTGGAGCCGCAAATAACACATCAAACCAAGGAAATAATGGAAATAATTCTAGTATTGCAAATCCAGGGATAACAACCATAACAGCAACAGCAGGTGGTTCAGGGGGAGCTTACTCTTCTGTAAACGGACAACCTGGAGGATCTGGTGGTGGAGGATCTGGTAGAGATAATCCTAGTGGTGGATCTGGAGGAAATGGTACAGCAAATCAAGGAAATTCTGGAGGAGCTGGTTTATATAATCCAGGAGCTGGTCCTTTTAGAGGAGGAGGTGGTGGAGGAGCTGGAGCTGCTGGAGCATCTGGCAGTGCATCTGGAAATGGTGGAAATGGTCTAGCATCATCTATTACAGCCTCTCCTGTTACAAGAGCAGGTGGTGGAGGTGGAGGAGCTAACCCTGTTTCAGGTGGATCTGCAGGTTCAGGTTGTGCTGGAGCAGGAGCAAATAGTTGTTGTGCCGCAGGCTCAGGAGCTGCTAACAGTGGAAGTGGTGGTGGAGGTGCTAGCGGTGGAAATGCTGGTGCAGGTGGATCAGGAGTAGTATTCTTAAGAGCACCAGGCGGTGCTAGTTGGGCAGTCGCTCCTGGAACTAATTCATTAACAACCACACCATGTGGAGACAAGTTAGCTACATTCACAGTTTCAGGCACATTGACAGTTTCATAAGAAATGTTATATTAAGTTCATAAAGATATATGAACCTTACAAATTATTATTGGTATTTTGAATCAGTAATTCCTGTTAGAATTTGTGATGAAATTGTTAAATACGGAAAACAATTGCAAGACGGATTAGCGACAACAGGTGGTTATGGGGATGTTAAAAAATTAAATCAAAAACAAATAAAAGATTTAAAAAAGAAAAGAGACTCTAATATTGTTTGGATGAATGATAGATGGATTTACAATGAAATACAACCATACATACACACAGCAAATAGAAATGCGGGTTGGAACTATGAATGGACTTATAGTGAGTCTTGTCAATTTACAAAATATGACAAAGGACAATATTATGATTGGCATTGTGATAGTTGGGATAGACCTTATGTAAGAGAAGCTAATGATCCATCAAACGGTAAAATAAGAAAGCTATCAGTAACCGTTAGTTTATCAGATCCAAAAGATTATAAAGGTGGAGAGTTAGAATTTGATTTTAGAAATAAGGATCCAGATAAAAAACCAAATATTGTAAAATGTAAAGAAATATTGCCTAAAGGATCTTTAGTTGTTTTTCCTAGTTTTGTTTGGCATAGAGTATGTCCAGTTAAAAAAGGATCAAGATATAGTTTAGTGATATGGAATTTAGGATGGCCATTTAAATGAAGAAAGAAAAACCTATATACCCAAAACAATTACAATTAGAACAATTTTTTTCTTGCCCTATTTGGTTTGCTGATGAACCTTCTTTTGTAAAAAATTTAAATAAAGCCTCTGATAAATATATAAAACAATCTCAAAAAACTTCAAAGGAACAGTTAGATAAAAGAAATAAAAAATTTGGAGATAGGGGTGATATGGGTCACGTATTTCATTCTACATCTTTAATAAATGATCCTAGTTTTTTAGAACTACAAAATTATATAGGTGCAACAGCACATAATTTATTAGAAGAAATGGGTTTTGATCTTTCTAACTTTCAAGTATTTACTACAGAAATGTGGGTTCAAGAATTTGCAAAAAAAGGTGGTGGACATCACACTTTACACACACACTGGAATGGACATATATCTGGTTTTTATTTTTTAAAAGCAAGTGAATCAACATCTATGCCAGTTTTTGAAGATCCAAGACCAGGTAATGTAATGAATCTCTTACCAGAAAAAGATAAATCAAAAATAACTCTTGCTAGTTCACAAGTGTTTTATAAAGTTAAACCAGGACGTATGATATTTTTTCCGTCTTATATGCCACATTTATATAGTGTAGATTTAGGTTATGAACCGTTTAGATTTATACATTGGAACTGTCAAGCAATACCGAAAGGAGTACTAAATGTCGTTCAAAAAAAATAAATACACAGTATTGAAAAATGCTATTTCAAAAGAGTTAGCAGATTTTGTTTACACATACTTTTATAATAAAAGAAATGTTGCAAGATTTTTATTTGATCAAAAATATATATCACCATTTACTGAGTATTTTGGAGTGTGGACAGATGAACAAGTTCCAAATACATATTCACATTATTCAGATATTGTAATGGAGACTTTATTACAAAAAGTAAAACCTGTTATGGAAAAACACACAGGTTTAAAATTAAGTGAAACATATTCTTATGCAAGAATTTATAAAAAAGGTGATGTACTGGCTAGACACAAAGATAGATACTCATGTGAAATATCTACTACTTTAAATTTAGGTGGTGATCCATGGCCTATATATTTAGATCCAACTGGAAAAGAAGGTCAAGCAGGTGTTAAAGTGGATTTAGAACCAGGTGATATGTTAATATATTCTGGATGTGATCTAGAACATTGGAGAGAAGAATTTACAGGTAAAGATTGTGGACAAGTATTTTTACATTACAATAAAGCTAATTCTAAATCTGCTAAAGAAAACGCATTAGATAAAAGACCTTTAATAGGCTTACCAGCTTGGTTTAAGGGATCTAAGTTGACTACATCTAAAAAATAGACTATAAAATAAGCTTGTAGGGGGAGACACCACCACACCCTCCCCTTACTTTACCATTTGAAATCCACATAAATCTGATATAACTTACAAAAAATAGGTTTTTAATATGCTACAAAAGATAGGGTTTCAACCTGGTATCAATAAACAAGTCACACCAACTGGAGCTGAAGGTCAATGGATCGACTGTGATAATGTAAGGTTTAGGTATGGTACACCTGAAAAAATAGGTGGTTGGCGACAATTAGGTGAGAGTAATTTAACTGGTGCAGGACGTGGACTTCATCATTATGTAAATAGTCTTGGTCGAAAATACGCAATCATTGGAACAAACAGAATTTTATATGCATATTCGGGTGGTGTATTTTATGACATACATCCAATTAAATCTACAAATACATTATCAAATGCATTTACCACGACCAACGGATCAACTGAAGTTACAATAACATTTAGTGGTGCTCATGGTATTAATGCATCTGACATTGTTTTATTAGATAATTTTTCTACAATTACAGGTTCTAATTTTGGCGCATCTGATTTTAATGATAAAAAATTTATGGTAACTACTGTGCCAACATCTACAACAATAACTATTACAATGCCCTCAAACGAATCTGGTTCTGGTGCAACAACATCAGGTGGTATTAGAGTTCAACA